ACTTGACTAGGGAAATAACTTTCCTTAATCTGTTTTACTTTACTTTCAAAATCTTCAACATCGCCTTCTTCGATTGAAACACCTTCTGTAAGTGTCTTCAACTTTTCAGATTGTGTATCAGCAAGGTCATTACTAACTTCTTCGACAATCTTGTTTTTGCGATATTCGTTAAGTTCGCTTGTGACCTTAACATTTTCTTCAATTTTACCATTTAACTTAGTTTCTAATTCCTCAACGCGGTCAAATAAGTTCTCAACCATGTCTACTTTTTCTTCTGGAACTTCGATGTAATGTTCTGTGAATAGACCTTTCAAACCAGTAATGAACTCTTCTGTAATTTCACTTCTAAGTGAACTGTCGAGTGCTAGTTCGTTTTCTTTCATCCATTCTTCAACAACATAATTCAAGTATCCGTCAACTTTTTCTGTCAACTCATCTCTAAAGGAGATGATTTCTTCTTGAAGATTCTTGTTGGATTCTTCTTCTAGTTCTTCGGTCTTTTGTGTTACAGCTTCCAAAACTTTCTGATAAACAGCTGCTTCAAAAATTGTAGAAGCTTTTGCTTTGAAATCTTCGGAAAGTTCTTCTCCCTGAACCAATGCTTCGATGTCTTCTTTGACATTGATTTCTGGAATATCAGATGGTTTTATCTTCTTTTTCTTTTTACCAACTTCATCTTTTTCGACATCAGAATCAGTTGGGGTTGGCCCACCTAAATCTTCTGCTTCAGCAACACCCATTAAATCGTTATACTTAGCGGTGACTTCTTCTTTTTTCATACCGTTAACTTTGTCAAACAATGCTTTGATCATTCCAGACTTAGTAGAAGGCATTTTATCTTCTTGGACTTCTTCCACTTTTGCTTCTGGAGTCTCAACAAGTTCATCCTGCTGTTCTACTTCTTCCAGAACTTCATCTTGGTTTGTAATTTCTTCGTTACTCATTTGAAACTCCTAAAAATTTATAGTAAATTGGTTCGTGTTAATATTTATAATAATCATAATTTTGACATTAGATTGGAAAATTCTCTCAACTTGACTTCTTCAAGTTGTTTAGAAGAGGCGGCTTCGATGTTTTTCTTTGCCTTTTCTACGTCTTGTTCCCTTAGTAGTCCATTATTCCAAACCCATTCCTTACCTTCCATAATACCTTCAACGAAAGCATTAGGAGCAGATGGATCAGCAACAATGTCAGCTGCAGTTGCAAGAAAAAAATCACTCTGAACTATTTGTGATTTCCCTTTTGATTCTGATTTCAAAGTTCCCATTCCCCTTGAGGAAACACCCAACCTTGCACCTTCATCAATAAAACTTTTTACTATTTTTCCGTTTGGTGTGTCGAGTATCTTTGCTCGACCAACAAAATTCTTACCTTCTTTTACAAGTGAAGTAATCATATGAGAAGCACGATCTAAATTGACAGTAGGGCCGTCTGGATGACCTAACTCTCCAAAAGCACGTTTTGGTTCTACATATTCTTTTACATATCGATTTACTTCTCTTTCAAGAACTTCCAAAGGATACAATCTACCATTTTTATTCTTTACTTCCGATTGCATAAAAATGCCTTCGATGAAATACTGTTTTGGTTTATCAGTACTCGCTTCAACTAGTTCATAATCTACGGCTTCTTGTAACTCGCAAATTAGTTTCATTTTGACCTACCCTTTGTTATTAAATGCAAAATCTAAGACTTTCATGAATGATTTTGTATCTTTGTTCATGTTGTCTTGTGTTTTTCTTTTGTTACTACTATTTAGTGAATCAAATGTTTTCAGTACAGTTCCTGCTGAATTTGGATCAATCGGAACAGATGTACCAGATTTAAACGTTATATCAGATTCTTTCTTTTTTTTTACTATACTTCGTAGTTGGTCTACAACATCTTCCTTGACGTTAACCGATTCTGTACTTGGAACTAACAGATAGTCTCTCATCTTATTAAAACTATTAGATGCAATCGCAATCTTATTAGACCACCAAGTAGGTAAAGATTCCTCAGAATCCATACTTTGTAATTTTGTCATTATTTGACTAGCGTCTTCTATAACAATTTTACATTGTCTGACTGCACTTGCAACATCAGTATGACCATCTTCTTTTATAGATACCAGTTCAACTTTTAAATCTTTAAATGATTTCATTATATCCCAGCTGATGCTACTACTGTGTAAGTACCATTTGTTACATTTGCTAGTATAAATTGGTCAGGATCTTTATTAATTACTGTTACTGACCCCGCGGGCAAAGTAATAGAACCTTGAACTGTTCCGCCGGTTCCTCCTTCTTCTCCATCGCTCTGAACTACGGAAATAATAGAAATAGCTGAACAATAAACAGCAACGGATGTTGCTTTGCCCAAACTTAATTCCGTGGCAGTCGTTGCAGTTTTTGCTGCTAATAGTTTCATTGTGTCTCCGTTGTTTGTGCTTCTACTTCTGGTTGAGGTTCAGATTGTACCTCTACTTCTGCAGGTATTTCTTGTTTATCTTGAAACATTTGGCTAGAAACCTCTTGTTTTCTTGATGCTAAAGAACTTATTACTTTGTCAGCTATTATCGAATTGAACGCATCATCTACTTTTATTGGTTGTGCGCTCATTGCAAAATCTACAATGTCCACAGCTTTAAATTCTTTTTGTACTGGTTGTTCTGCCATTTTATCTCCAAAAAATTATCTATTAATATTTATAAACATTATTAATAACTGCTGTCATCAACAGTCATATCACCGTCAAACTCACCTTCTTTTTTCTCCTTCTCAATTTGTTCATCTTGGTCTTTTATATCTTGTTCTGTTTGTCTTAAAATATTTTTTCTAAAAAAATCTCTAGAATAATAATTTCCGACATATTCTTCCATATTTCTAGCAAGGTCAACTCTTTGAGTCAATGTCTCTTGTTGTTTGAATTCAGTATAATAATGGTCTTTCTCAAACTTGTAATGAACTCTGTCTTTTATCTGAGACCATTCTTCAGAAGTTATTATGTTCTTCAGTATCAATTGTTTTTCTAGTATCTCACCGAAAAGCATTGAAAATCTTGTTTGTAACTTACCAATAAACTTACTGAAAAGAAGTTCATCTCTAGTAATCTCACTTTCTCTTCCTAAAGAGAAACCAGAGTCAGCTTCTAATCGAGATACAGGAACGTGCATTGATTTGTACATTTTCTTCTGAAAATATTCCACATCTTCCAATTGACCTAAGTTCTCTCCGCCGGGAAGTGTAGTAATCTCTGTTCCTCTACCACCTTCTCTTCGTGGTAACCAGTAATCTTCCAACATTGATTGGTGTCTTCGATCATCTTTGACTTCACCAGTAGTAGAATCATATACCAAACGATTCTTGTAACGAGTCATGATGTCACGAATATATTGTTCTGCTTTTAATTTGGGTAGGTTACCAACATCAATATAGAAAATTCTACGTTCTGGTGCTCTTGAGATACGATAGATAACAATCGCATCTTCGACCATTCGTAGTTGATTGAGTGGTTTGATTGCCTTGTGAAGATAGGATAATACACCAGTTTTTGTAGGATTGAGTAATCCAGAAGTGGCGTATGCGATACTATCACCCGAAATGATTATTCCATCGGATGTTCTATTTCCTAATCCAGCTTCGTTGTAGTTGAACATTTGTTCAAGAGTAACTTCTTTTTTCTTTGGATCAGCAGTATCTTTTTGTTTTATCTGTTTTATTTTTTTAATCTTTGTAGCATCAAGACTTCTAAGTTCAACAATTCCAAGATGTGGATTGTTCTCATCAATCATAATGTGGTAATATAACTTTCCTTCTACATACCATCTACGAAAAATATCGTAACCAAAATTATTAAAATTCAACAAATCTAAGACTGTGCTGAATTCGTTGGTTACTTTTTTCTTTATTCCATCTGATAAATTTGTTCTGTCGAGAATGATATCAACTGGATTTCGTGAATCATCTATTACGATTGATTCATTGATGATATTGTCTATTGCTATTTCACAATCAGAAGTTTGAGCCATTTCACGATATTTTAGGATTAGTTCAATTTCAGTTTTATATTGACCATCCAAATCCAGAGAAGTGCCGTATGCACCAGCTCCAGATATCATCATAGAACCATCGTCATTTTCCGGCATAGTAAATGCTGGAACAAGTGCGTCTGGTGCTCCTTGACTCTTTCTCTCAATTTTGAAACCAAAAATTTCAAAAGCCATAATTTATTCTCCTATTGTTATTATTCATTATTCAGCTACCCACGAATCATATGCCCAACCACAAGTATACGTTTCTATTGCACTAGACTCCCAACTAAGAGCAATGCTGGATAATGTAGTTGGAAATATTCCTATAAATTTATATTTCCTTAAACTACTTCCATCCTTACTATACTGAGTAACAGTTGCGGTTGATTTATAAACAGCATTAGTACCTTCTTTGCCCGTAGTTGTTCCGACCATACCTGTATCTCTAGTATTTAGGTCAGGTTTTGAGATACGATTTATCCATTCTTCAAGGTCTTTTCTTATAATAAAATCTTCATCGTTGATAATTGTAGTTTCCCACGCATCAAAAGTTCTATCGGATGCAACTTTGAGTGCTTTTCCGTGATAAAATATATCGTATGTTCCAAGTGTGGATGCGGGAATTGAAGCGGATGAAACTAAAAATTCCATTTTAGATTGTGCGGAAGTATTTGTAGTAACTACTCTATTTTGGTTAGGAGGCCCACCAGTGGTGGTAGTGGTTGCAGGAGATTGTGATAATGCTGTAGGGAATGAAACATTAACATTAAAAAGGGATGATCGAGCACCACCCCCTGTTAAATTTGATTTGAATTCTGAAAGTGCGAAGGCCATTCATTTATCTATTTCTATACTGATTCTGCGTTATGTGTCCAAGTATCAAAACACCATTCGACAGCGTACTCCATAAATCCATCGGTGCTCCAATCTACTGCCATTTCAGCAATAGAAGTTGGCCATATATTGTTTATAGTGTAACTTTCTCCATTTTCACCATCTTTATTAATCTGAGTAACTGTACCAACTCCTTCATTATATGATTTATTATTAACATATGCACCATGAGTTTTAGTTCTTGCACCGTCCAATTGACCTGAGATTTGACGCATCCATTCGTGAATTCTATTTCTTATTGCAAAATCTTCGTCATTGATAATAGTAGTTGACCAGTTTGCATACGTTCTAAATCCAGCATATTTGATTGGCCTTCCCCCATAAGTTAAGGGTGCAGCAGCAATCGTTGAAGCTGGAATAGATGTTGCTTTAACCAAAATTTCTTCGTCCAGTTTGACTGAAAGAGATGTGTCAGGTGTATTTTTAATCGACACTTTAAATAAATTAGGTCTAGCCGCTCCACCGCCATTAGCCAGATTTGATTTAAATGTAGATATTAGGGGTAATGCCATTATGATCCTTCTTGTGTTCCGTTTGTGGTAGTTATACTTCCAGATTTCATGGTATAATAATCATATTCCCATGTAACAGCAAAATTTTCCATATCACCAACAGTATCGTAACTTAACTCTATTGCTGCAACTTCGGTTGGCCAACAATCTCTAAACTGAAATGTCATACCTTTTGTACCGTCA